CATGGTGGGTTCAGACCGATGCTCCGGAAGGCATGAAGCTGCTGATGCGCCGCAAGCTGGAGAAGACGATGGAAGGTGACTTCGAAACTGACTCGATGCGCTACAAGGCCACCGAGCGTTTCGATGTCGGCTTCACCGATCCTCGGGCCATGTACGGCACTCCTGGCGTCTAAGTAAAAGTGGGGGCCTCGGCTCCCACTCCTCTAAGGAGTAAAGACAATGGCACAGACCTATATTGGGTCCACGCTACGCACTGGCTCTGGTACGTTGACTGACACCACCGACGGCGGATTCGTTGTCGTAAGTCAGACCACGACGGTTACCACGGTTGCTGCGGGTACGGCGTCTAGCGCCACTATCACTCTGCCTGCAAGTTCACAGATCATCAGCTTCTTTGTTGATACTGTGCAAGACGAGGTGGTTGGCGGTGGTTCTGCTACTGCGATTGCGATGACTATTGGTACGGCTGCTGCGGGGACGCAATATGTGTCTTCGACTGACGTTATCGGTGGCGGTCGGATTGCTCTTACGTTCACCGCTGCTCAATTGGCTGCGATGGCTAACGTTGGTACTTCTACCGGCGTTGTCATTACTGTCGATCCGAACGGCACCATTTCCACCACTCAGGGCATCTACCGTTTGACGGTGGTCTATGCCCAGAAGGTTTAAGGAGGTTCGATATGGGCCAATTTAAGCCGATGGTGAAAATGGTCACCACCGAGCCTTCAGTCGAACTGAAGCTCAAGAGTGGCGGCGCGGTGGAGAAGAAGATGCAGATGGGCGGTGCGCTTGCCGCTGCGCCTGCTGCTGGTCCTGCTATGCGTGCTCCGGCTCGCGGTGGGATGATGCCCGCGGGCGCCCCTGGGAAGCCTTCTATGGCTGCTCGGCGCCGTGCGATGATGGCCGGTCCTACTGGTGCTGCTCCGGCAGGCCCAGCGGGCATGGCTGGTCGCATGATGAAAGATGGTGGCGAGGCTACTAGCCTGAAGGCTCACGCCGGCATGCCTGCGTCCAAGGCCCACAAGGGCTTGAAGACGGGTGGTGTGGTGGATGGGCAAGGCGGCTACAAGTCTGGCGGCATCATCAAGTCCAAGGTCGGCAAAACCACCAAGATGGACACTGCAAAGCCTGATCACTCACCAGCCAAGACTGGTGATGTGAAGATGGGCAACGCTGGTGGTTACGCTACTGGTGGCGTGGCGAAGGCAAATGCTGGCGGCTACAAGAAAGGTGGCGCAGCAAAAAAAGCCTACGCCACGGGGGGTCTTGTTGATTCAGGACGTCCCGTGGCGATGCCTCAAGGAGCGAAGAAGCCTTCGAAGCCTGTAAGCATCAATCAACTGTCAGGCACCTTCAAAAAGGGTGGGGCGGTGATGATGAAAGAGGGCGGCAAGGCTGATGTTCCTCCCAAGGGTGTTGAGGATACGATTCAGACTGCACGAAACGAACGGGACTACAGGGCCTGGGAGAAGAGTCAGGTTGAAGAGAACAAGGCCGCGGCACAAAGCGCTGGCAGCATGTTCTCGTCAATTCCTCGTAAGCTGAAGGAAATCTTCTCGCCAGCTAAGGCGGCTAGTGCGCCTGGGGCAGTGACAAAGACTGAAAAGTCTGTAACAGTCACTCCAAAGAAGCGCGGCGGGGCCGTTACCTGCTGAACCAAGCGGGGGCTTCGGCCCCCGCTTCTCCTTTGAGGCTGCTATGAAGCTGCAAACTGTTTCCAAAACTGGCGTTGGCTCCAGTTCCTCTTTGGTCATGAACACCAACATTTCCCCGTTCAACGTGGGATTTGGGGTGATCGTGACTGGCACGGTCAACTACACCGTGCAACATACGTTTGACGATCCTGCCGCGGGATTCACAACGTGGTTCTCTCACCCGACGATTGCCTCGCTTGCGGCAAATGCTGATGGCAACTATGCGTTCCCAGTGACTGGCATCAAGTTGCTGGTCAATTCTGGGGCTGGTACTGCCACGCTGAAGCTGATCCAAGCTGGTATCTGATCATGGCTTACGTTGGGTATACCGACGTTGCAAATCAGGCGAATACGTCTGATGGATTTGCTGCCAATGTCAATGCTGTCAACGTAGTTGGCGGCGGTGTTGGTGCTGAAGTTGGTGATACGGGCGTAGTTGATCTCTACGGAACTACTCCCGTGGAGACCTTCTACATTGCTGATGAGACATCTCCTGGGTATGTACTGCAGGAAGACGACTCAAAGATCATTAGAGAGGCATCGTAATGGCCGACCAGAAGATTTCAGCGATGCCCTCTGCGGCAACGCTAACGGGTGCAGAACTCATTCCGTTGGTGCAGTCTGGCGCAAACGTTCAGGCGACACTCAATACGGTCACTGACTTCGTTCGTGACTCGTATGCCGCGTTCTCTGACTTTACTGATCAGCCTGCAACGCTTGCCAACACGGCATACGCGATGACGTTCAACACCACTGACTACTCCAGTGGTATCACGTTGGTGTTGAACTCTCGGATCACCGCCTCTCAGACTGGTGTGTACAACTTCCAGTGGAGTGGTCAGTTTGAGAACACGCAGTCGCAAGATCATGATGTGCGTGTTTGGATCAAGATCAACGGCAACAACGTAACTGGTTCCACCGGATACATCTCTGTGCCGTCATCTCACGGTGGCGTGAATGGTCACATCGTGGTGGGGTGGAACTACTACATCACGCTGAATGCTGGAGACTACGTTCAACTGTTCTGGGAAGCAGACAACACCAATGTCTCCCTGCAGACGTATGCCTCTGGAGCGAATTACCCGTCAACGGCTTCTGTAATTGCAACCATCAACAGGGTGCATTGATGCCAGCAAGAAGCAAAGCGCAGTTTCGCCTCATGAAGGCGGCTGAAAACAGCCCTGCATTTGCCAAAAAGATGGGCATTAGCCCAATGGCGGCGGGTGAGTTTACTGAAGGCAACATCAAAGGCAAGAAATACGCTAAGTTGCCCGAGAAGAAGCTCAAACGAGGCGGCTGTTGCTGGTGACTTATGACAAAAAATGTCAATTTAGCAGTTGGCAGGGGCGAAAAACTGTCAGTTGACCGCGGTGCTGGTCTGACTCAGAAGGGTCGAGAGAAGTACAACCGCGAGACAGGCAGTAACCTCAAGGCTCCGCAGCCTCAAGGGGGTTTTCGTAGAGACTCGTTCTGCGCGAGAATGGGGTCTATCGCTGAAAAGAGCGAGAAGGGAAGCCGATCAAGGGCTTCAATGAAGCGTTGGAACTGTCCGGGGTGGTGATGAAGCAAGAATTGTCAGATTCCACCAAGCATGTAGTCGATGCGCTGTCTGTCGCTACTGTTTTGGGGACGCTTGTGGAGTTTCTTCCGGCCATTGCTGCGTTGTTTACCATTATTTGGACTGGAATCCGTATTTGGGAGACAGATACGGTCAAACGTCTCTTGGGAAGAGAGTAAACGATGGCTTACTCGGGAACTGTTGGTCAGACGGTCATTTCTGTCCAGACTCTGATTGATCACGGTGCCCGTAGGTGCGGGAAGCTGGCGGAAGAACTGACTTCTGAGCAGGTTCTGTCGGCCAAAGAGTCATTGTTTTTTCTGATGTCTAACTTGATCAACATCGGAATTCAGTATTGGGCGATTGACAAGACAGTGATTGGTCTGCAGGCTAACAAGTACATCTATGAGCTTCCTGTGGGGGCTAATGATGCGCTGAATGCTCTGTATAGGCGTATGAATCGCCCCTCTGGGAGCTACACAAGCAGTGCTGGTGGCACGGTGGCGAATGCCTTTGACAGCAACATAGACACCATCTTTACGCAGACGTCTCCCAACGGGAATGTGTTGATCAACTATGGATCAACTGACCCTGTGTACATTGGCTCAATTGGTGTCATGCCTGCCGCAACGGGCACGACCAATGTTGTCTTTGAGTATTCAAACGACAACACAACGTGGAGTACTCTGTACAACCCTGGTGCTGCTGACTGGGTAGATGGTCAGTGGCTTTGGTATGACGTTGATCCTGGGCAAAGTGTTCCGTATTACAGAATGCGTGCCACTGGCGGCAGCACGATCAGTGTGCGTGAGTTGTACCTGGGTAATAACTCTACCGAGATCACGATGGCACGGTTGAATCGTGATGATTACACCAACTTGCCCAACAAGAACTTCACGGCCAATCAGCCGTTCCAGTTCTGGGTAGATCGCACGATCCCTCAAGCCAATCTGTATCTGTGGCCGGTTCCGTCAGATCCATTTGTACAGATGACTGTATGGTACTCAAGGCAGATCATGGATGTGGGTGATCTTTCTGGAGAGCTTGAGATTCCCCAGAGGTGGTTCTTGGCAGTCCAGAGCATGTTGGCTCACCAGATGAGCCAAGAGCTTCCTGGGGTTGATGTTGCAAGGATTCAGTACCTTGAAGGGCAAGCTGAAAAGTACCTGAATCAAGCCGAGCAGGAAGAACGCGACAAGTCGCCCATATACTTCGCGCCTAACATATCTGTATATACGAGGTAGTCATGCCAAGGTTCTTGGACACCCTCGGAAACTCAGACTTATCGATTGCAGTCTGTGACCGCTGCAAGATGAAGCGGGCTCATTCTGTGATGAGATCGGACCCCAACTTTCCTGGGTTGCAGGTCTGCAATGAGGGATGTGCGGATGAGTTTGATCCGTATCGTCTGCCTGCAAGAAAGACCGAAAAGATCACAATTCGGTTCCCGCGTCCAGACGTCAATTTGAATGATCTAGAAGGAGCAGAAATCCCGTATGGGGGCGTTGTTCTGACTGATCAGAGTTAGTGAGTGACAAGTAAAGGAATTTGTAATGGCTCAGTCTGGATACACCCCGATTCAACTGTACAACTCTTCTACAGCAAGTGCGGCTCCTACGGCTGGGAATCTTTCGGCTGGAGAGTTGGCGATCAATACGGCTGACGGCAAGCTGTACTACAAAGACAGCGGCGGTATTGTTCAAGTCATCGCCAGCAAGGCGGGTGCCAACGGTGATGTGGTTGGGCCTGCGTCTGCTACTGACAGCAACCTAGCAGCGTTTGATGGGGTTACTGGGAAGCTCATCAAGCAAGCGGCAACTGTTACTGCAGTTCAAGGCGGCACGGGTGTAGCTAATAACGCCGCGAACACAATCACGTTCTCTGGTGCATTTGGCATCACGATGACGCTGACCAGCACAACTGCAATAACGTTCCCAACGTCTGGAACTTTGGCTACGCTGGCAGGCACAGAGACGTTCACAAACAAGCGGATTACGCAGCGTGTCACATCGATTGCTGATGCCGCCACAATCACTCCTACGGGCGATTCTTCAGATCAGTACAACGTCACCGCACTGGCCCAGCCTGCGACCGTTGCAGCGCCTTCTGGAACCCCTACAAGCGGGCAGAAGCTGATCCTGCGCATCAAAGACAACGGCACTGCCAGAGCCCTGACTTGGACGACAACGTCTGGTGGGTATCGAGTTGTTGGCGTGACCTTGCCCACGACTACAACGGCAAATAAGACTTCCTACATCGGGTGCATCTACAACACAGACGCCACGTTTTGGGATGTTGTGGCGGTTGCTACGGAGGCATGATGATCAAGATTGACTTTGAAAGACAGACCCGGCACGGCATGTACCGTGATGCCATCACGCTGCCGGATGATCATCAGTTCACCCAAGCTCAAATTGACGCAATGATGGATGAGCGCGTCAACAACTGGGTGGCCTACATGGATAACCCGCCTCAACCGGAACCTGAGCCAGAAACCGTTGAAATTGACGGTGTGAAGTACCAGAAGGTCTGATATGGCGACACTTTACTGGGGCGGTGGCACGGGAACGTGGGATGGATTCGCCACGACCAATTGGTACACAGACCTCGCCAGAACCGTTTTGTCTACCCGTGCTCCGAGCGCTGAAGACGATGTTGTGTTTGATTCGACTTCAAACGCGACGGGGTACACGGTCACGATCTCAAACAACGCATCTGTTTGCCGTGACCTCACGATCAGTGGGCCTGCCTCAGGAAACGTTACGGTTGCGGGCAATGGTAACTTGTATATCTATGGCAGTTTGTCTTTGTCTGCGGCAGGGATTACCAGAACTTTCACGGGTGAGACTTTTTATTATGGCTCTGGAAGTCGTACTATCACAACAAATGGAGTGACACTTGGTTCAAATATCTACTTTAATGGATCAGGAACATATACTCTTCAAGATGCATTAAATATTGGAGCGGGAGCTGTCAGTATTAACAGCGGAACATTTGATACTGATGGCAAAAATCTTACTTGTGGTGGCATAACTGCTACTGCAGGGGCAACTGCTGGTATTTTAACTCTTGGTGCATCAACGGTAAGCGCCACGAGTTTTACTCCCAACGCGCCTGTAATTGTAAATGCCGGAACCTCAAACATAACTCTATCTGGCACTACGCCAAATATTGGCGGCGGCACCAATTACACAGGCAACACATTCTATAATGTAACATTTAGTTCTAGCTCACCCACAAGCGGCAATTTTCGAGGCACAAACACATTTAACAACCTTACATTCACTACTCCTACAAATAGTACACTTGTTCCAATTACATTGTTTGGGAATCAAACTGTAAATGGCACATTGACTGTAGCTGGATCGGGAGCAATCAACAGATACATGTTCTTGTCTGACCCTATTGGGACGACAAGAACACTTACTGTTGCCACAGTCGGAACTCTGACTGACGTTGATTTCCGAGACATCACGGTAGCTGGGGCATCTTCCCCGTGGTCAGGAACCCGTCTTGGAAATGCTGGTGGCAACACCAACATCACGTTTGGCGCTGGTGCAACCAAGTATTGGAACCTTGCTGCAGGTGGAGCTTGGACTGCTGCAGCTTGGGCCACAACAAGTGGTGGCGCGGCAAGTGTCACTAATTTTCCCTTGGCTCAAGACACCGCAATCATTGAGAACACAGGGTTGAATACCAGCGCCTCAATCACGGGCTTTAGCGGATATAACCTCAAAACCTTGGATTGCAGCACGCGGTCTAATGCTGCAACTTTATCTGGAATTGAGCCAAGAATAAATGATGATGTGACATTGAGCACATCAATGACAGTTTCTAGCTTATCAATTTTGTTTGAGGGCAGAACAACTCAGACTATTACCTCTGCGGGAAGAACATTAGGTGCTATAGCAGTAAATAACTCTGGAAGCACTGTAACACTTGCGGACGCATATAACGGCAATTTCATTAGTGTTATATCCGGAACATTTGACACCAATAATCAAAACGTAACTGTGTCTGGTCCCTTGGTTGTAACTGCAAACTCGTTATCAAAAACAATTACGCTTGGCTCAAGCACGGTTTCTTGCACAACGTTCGGCGCTACCGCAACCGGAATAACGAATTTTACATTAAATGCAGGCACATCATCAATTACAGCTTCGAGTACTTATGTTGGAGTTGCGGGGGTTTCTTCTACGTTTTACAATGTTACGTCAACATCAACTGGTGCCGTAACATTAAATGGCACCAACACCTTTAATAACTTGACTTGTACATCTCCTACCGCTACAGGAGTGACTGCAATTACACTAAGTGGAAACCAGACCATCAGTGGAACGCTTGCGTTGGCCGGTGGTACATCTGTCACCCAAAGAAGGCAAATAGTAAGTAGTGTGATTGGTATAACGCGCACCATTACTGCTGCAACAGTCACCGGCCTGACAGATATTGACTTCCGCGATATCCAAGGTGCTGGCGCAGCTAACTGGACAACAGGCACCAGACTAGGAGATTGTGGGGGCAACAGCGGCATCACGTTCCCTGCTGCCAAGACAGTTTATTGGAACCTTGCGGGAACACAAAACTGGTCTGCTACAGCATGGGCCACAAGTAGCGGCGGGTCGCCAGCAGCAAACAACTTCCCTCTGGCACAAGATACGGCCGTTTTTGATGATACGGGTTCTGCTGGAACAATAACGATCAATGCCGCATGGAACATTGGCACTATTAGTTCTGGTGGAAGAACTATTGCATGGACTCTTGCTGGGACTTCTTCCCCATCAATTTATGGTGATATTACATATGGTTCAGGAATAACGTCCTCGGCTACTGGCAGTTTCACATTTAGTGGCGCATCAACACAGACGTTGACTACTGCTGGTAAATCGCTGTCAAGTACCGTAGCAGTTACAAAACCTGCTGGAGTAGCGCTTAATTTGGGGGACGCTTTATCTTGCTCAGCCGTAAATGTAACTAGCGGGACATTAAATTCACAAAATTACAATATATCAGCTCTTAGTTTTAATTCCAATAACTCAAACACTAGGTCAATTACGCTAGGGACAAGCACAATTACATTAAATGGTTCTGGTGCCAATACTTGGCAATTGTCAAACACAACAGGACTCACATTTAGTGGCGCCTCGTCCACGATTAACTTGTCTTCTGCAGCCGCAAAAACATTTGCAGGCGGCGGACAGACATTTGGCACGTTATCTTCTACAGGCGGAACCACAAGTCCCCTGACAATAAGCGGCAGCAACACGTTTACGACGTTCACAAACACCGCACGGACGTATCTGATCTTTACATCAGGGACAACGCAGACGGTTACTAACTTCACTTACTCAGGTGCATCTGGTAGTGTGGTTCGTTGGTACACCAGCATTCCCGGCCAAAGAGCTACGTTAGCTACGACAACCAGTGCAGTTGGCGCTAACAGCGTAGACGGCGGTAACAACAGTGGATTGACATTCACTGGATCATCGCCTGACTACTTTTATGTGAAAGACATTGCATATGCTGCCCTTGCAGGCGGTGCGGCAGGCAAGTTCTTCCTGATGTTTTGAAAATCATGGAAATCCCTAAGCTCACTCCGGTTGTCCAGTTATGCACCGCTGCGTTTGCGCTGGCGGTTGGCGGGTTTACCGCTGGGGATAAGTTTGGGTGGTGGTCAACGGAGCGTCCTATTTTGGAGTGGTCGCCTGAGCATTTCAAGATTCAGCCTGCCAAAATTGGTTCTCCCATAACGGTTCAGGTAGCTCGGATCAAACGGCGTGACGACTGCGCTGTTGAAGGGTTTGTGCCTACGGTGCGTGATGCCTCAGGGATGATCCATGAAGCAACGCCGAGCATGTCCAAATTTACCGGCCCTGCAAGCCCTGAGGTTGACACATTCACATATCAACTTACCTTGTCGGCCAAAGACAAATTTGCGCCTGGGACGGCCACTTTGCTGGCAACGATCACCTACAAGTGCCCCGAGGGGCAGCGAACTGTGACGTACCCGAAGCATAAGAACCTGACCTTCCTGCTGGAGAAGTAAATGCTGTCTCTTCTATCTACCCTCGGTGGTCTGTTGATCTCAGGACTTCCTAAGCTGCTGGACTATTTCCAGAACAAGGCTGACCAGAAGCACGAACTGGCTCTTGCCCGTGTTCAAACAGAGCGAGAGTTGCAACTCGCGGCTCAAGGCTTTGCTGCCCAAGCTCGGATGGAAGAGATCCGCACTGACCAAGTGGCGATGCAGACCGAGGCCCAGATGACTGAGGCGGCGCTCAAGCATGACGAGAAGGTGCTGGAGAAGGCCAGCAGGTGGGTTGCCAACTATGTTGGTACGGTCCGCCCCACGGTGACCTACATTTTCATCCTTGAGCTTGTCGCCATCAACGCGGCTATCGCTTGGTATGCGTTTAATCAGCCTGGGCTGATTAAAGATGTAGACAGCCTAATCCGCGTGACCGCTGTAATTTTCTCTGAAGACGAGATGGCGATGTTGGGTGGAATTATTGGGTTTTGGTTCGGCACTCGTAGCTGGAGCAAGAAGTGAAACTGAGCGCAAAGGGCGCGGACTTGATGCACCGATACGAAGGGTATCGGACGAGGCCGTACCTTTGCCCAGCGCACATCTGGACTATTGGCTATGGCCACGTTCTGTACCAAGAGCAGATCAGATTGCCTGTAGTCCGTGTTGGTGACTACCAAGGGATGATCCGCAAAGAGTTCCCGCTAAAGCCCGAGGACAATCGAGTCTGGAGCAAGGATGAGATTGAGAAGCTCTTCAGCGAAGATGTCGCATCGTTTGAGCGTGGTGCTCTTCGACTGTCTCCTAATCTGGTTGATCGTCAAGGCGCATTTGACGCTGTGGTCTCTTTTGCGTTCAACGCTGGGCTAGGCAACTACCAGCGCAGCACCATCCGCACGAAGAACAACCGAGAGGACTTTGAGGGCGCTGCAGACGCATTTATGATGTGGACAAAGGGCGGCGGAAAAGAGTTGCCTGGATTGGTGCGTAGACGTAAAGACGAGCGCTTGCTCTTTTTGGGGTAGATATGCCTGTTGCAGCAGTAATGACGTATAACAGCTTGGCGGCTGATATTGAGACATATCTGGAGCGTACAGACCAAGCCACGATTGACAAGATCCCAACCTTCATCATGCTTGCCGAGCAAGTCTTGGCGGCAGACCTGAAGTTCTTGGGGAACCTGACGGTTGCCACCTCAAACATGGTGCAGGGTCAAGCAACCATTGATAAGCCTGCACGGTGGAGAAAGACAGTCTCCATGAACGTCACCGTGAGTGGACAGAGGCAACCTGTGCTTCTTCGCAAGTACGAGTACCTGCGTGAGTATTGGCCCAATCCCGCCTTAGAGGATACGCCTAAGTATTACTGTGACTACGACTACACGCACTGGTTGATAGCACCAACGCCAGATGATGACTATTCCTACGAGGTGCTGTACTACGAGCGGTTGGCGCCTCTAGACTCATCTAACCAGTCAAACTGGTTCACTCAGTACGCTCCCCAGGCGTTGCTGTATGGGTCTCTTTTGCAGGCCATGCCTTTCCTAAAGAATGACGAAAGAATGCAGATGTGGCAGGCGCAATATGATCAAATCGTCAATGTCCTGAAGACGGAAGACACGCTCAGGATTGGTGACAGGCAAGCGGTTGCGAAGGATTCCTGATGAGCTTCAACAGTCCATTCACTGGGAACGTCATCCAGCCTACGGATGTCTCGTATCGCAGCATTACTCTAACGGCCAACACGATTCTTTCGTGGCCGATCAATGGGAATGCGACGGATGACTATGCTGCCCGCATCATGGATGTCACGGCATCCTCTGCGGGGCTTGACTTGTCAATGCCTCCTGCAAATCAGGCGTCTGTTGGACAAGATGCTCTGATCAGAAACATCGGCGCAAACTCGTTTGATGTTTTGGACTACGCTGGCGGTGCGATTGTTACCATTGCTGCTGGAGAAGCCAAGTACATCTACATCAAGACAAACGCAACCACCGCGGGAACGTGGGGCATCATTGCGTTTGGCGTTGGAACTTCAAACGCTGATGCGGCAACCCTTGCTGGGTATGGCCTCAAGGCAATCAGCAACACGCTGAATGCGGCATCTCCTGTTAATACGTTCTCCTCTGACTACACAGCAGTAGCGGCAGATCGTGCCAGCACTTATGTGTGGACCGCAGGCGCAGGAACGTTGTCTCTTACTTCGGCTGTTACGCTAGGGGATGATTGGTTCTTCTTTATAAGAAATGGCGGCACAGGAACTTTAGCGGTTACACCGACTGGTGGACAGATCATCAATGGGTCTTCATCTTTGGATCTGCAGCCATCGGACTCATGTTTGATCGCTTGTTCTGGCTCTGCTTTCTATACGGTTGGTCTTGGCAAGAGCACTCTGTTCAACTTCTCACAATTGACGAAAGCCGTTACTAGCGGGTCTTATTCTTTGACTGCGTTAGAGGCGGCTAATTCGATTCAAAAGTACACCGGCACTTTGTCGGGCAATGTGACAATCACGGTGCCTCAGACTATTCAGGTGTACTACGTCACGAATCAGACTGACGGAACGGGTGCTGGTTACACCATCACGTTTACAACTGGAGTCTCTGGTGGAGGTACAGCAATTGTTCCCGCAGGTCAGCAGGTAATTTTGCTATGCGATTCAGTCAATCTGTTGAATGCTTCAACTGTCGCTGCTGGGGCAACTAATCTCTCATTGAGTGACGGATTGGTTGGCTCTCCGTCATTGAACTTTGCTAGTGAGACTTCAACGGGCGTCTACCGCCCAGGATCTGGCGAGTTTGGAATTTCTATACTTGGCGTCAAACGTTCTGGGCTAACGGCTACAGGATTGTCAATTACAGGAACTGGAGTGTTTAGCGGCGGCGTTCAAGGTGGTACGTTCTAAATGACTGCTAAAGTCTTCGCCCTAGACACCAAGGCTGGCATCCAGCGGGATGGGACTATTTTTGACAAGCAGTTCTATAGTGATGGGCGTTGGGTAAGGTTCCAGCGCGGCAGGCCCCGCAAGATTTCGGGTTATAGGGTCATATCTAGCCAACTGACAGGCCCATCTCGAGGCATTTGGGTCAACGCTCAAGACAGTTTCAACTACATCTTTAGTGGTTACAGCGATGGATTGCAGCAACTTGTCATTGATGACAACGGTGTGGGTGCAGGGGTTACTGAATTTACTTTGAGCAACTTCACAGCAAGTGCTTTGAACTTGTGGCAGTTTGACGGGTTCTTTGATGTAGACGGATCTGGCAATGCCTCTTTATTGGCTCACCCAGGATTAAATCTGGCGTCAACGGATGCCACATCAAATACTCCTGTGCTGATTGGCGACATCAACGGCACAACAATGTCTCAGATTGGTGTTTTCACGGACACTGCGACCACCTCCAGTGGACTTCCAACAGTCACGTTGGCTGCTACGAATCTTTTGATTGGGGCTGGGCAAGCAGTTACGGGGACGGGAATACCCGCAAACACAACAGTTGTATCTGTCTCTACAACTACGGTAACTTTGTCAAACAACGCTAGTGCTTCAGGCACTGTTACGCTGACGTTTAACAATAACGTTGAGGTATCTGGCGGTGTTGTTACCTTGCATCCGTATGTGTTTGTCTACGGGAACAGTGGGCTAATCAGGAACTGCTCTGCGGGCAACGCTCAAGACTGGGTGTCCGCGGATGCCAATGAAGTAAACGTAGCTACAGGCAAGATCGTTCAAGGTCTTCCTGTTCGTGGTGGATCTAACTCTCCGAGTGGTCTTTTCTGGAGCTTGGACAGCCTTGTCAAAGTTAGCTTCATAGGTGGTCAAGGAACACCGGCGCAGTATTGGAGGTATGACATTGTTTCAAGTCAGTCTTCAATTCTGTCTAGCCAGTCTGCCATTGAGTACGACGGTGTGTACTACTGGTGTGGTGTAGACCGATTCCTTCTGTACAACGGTGTTGTGAAGGAAATACCCAACGACATGAACCAGAACTACTTCTTTGACAACCTGAACTACTCTCAGCGTCAAAAGGTATGGGTGACAAAGGTTCCTCGTTTTGGCGAGATTTGGTGGTTCTACCCTCGAGGTGACTCTGATGAGTGCAATGATGCAATCATCTACAACATTCGAGAGAACACGTGGTATGACGCTGGTCAGGCTCTTGGTACGAGAAGGTCTGCAGGATACTTCTCACAGGTGTTCGCCTTCCCTGTCGCTGCGGGATGGGACGCGACTGAAGAAGTTGAAATCACAACTGCCACGGTAAATGCGACAAGCGGCAAAGACATGCTCTTGTTGGACACCTACAACGTGGATGTTGTTGTGGGGCAGATGATTGATGGCACAAACATAGCATCTGGTGCTACGGTAGTTTCAATCACCTCCAGCAACATCAAGACGCTGGGCGCGATTACAGGTGGTTCTGGATATCCGAACAGCACTTACACAAATGTTCCTCTGACTGGAGGCAATGGTGCGGGAGCGCAAGCCACGGTCACGGTCAGTGGTGGAGCGGTTACTGCTGTCACAATTACGCAGGTTGGCGCTGGGTACGAGATAGGCGATTCTCTAAGCGCGAGCAACACGAATCTTGGCGGCTCGGGGTCTGGCTTTTCTGTTCCTGTAAGCGCAATCTATCTGCAAGGCATTGAGATGTCCTTGGTGGCGACGGGAACTGGATCGTCAACGGCAACGTTTAGTACAGAGCCTGGGTTGATCAGTGTCTATCAGCATGAGTTCGGAGTGAACGCAATTGATGGCACTACCGTAACTGCTATTGAGAGCTACTTTGAGACGAATGATCTTGGATGGGTTTCTGGTGGCCCTACGCAACCTGCAATGGAAGGCGCGAACAGGTGGTTGAGGCTTGAGCGTGTTGAGCCAGACTTCATCCAAGAGGGTGATATGTCTCTGATCGTTACGGGAAGGCCTTACGCTCAATCAGAAGATGTTGAGTCAGACCCCTATACGTTTGCCCCGAATACGAACAAAATTGACATGAAGGAACAACGCCGTGAGTTGCGGTTGAAGTTCGTGTCAAATGTGGCTGATGGCGACTATCAGCTAGGCCGAGTCATCTTGAGTGCTGACATCGGTGATGTCCGAGGTTATTGATCCCCTGAAGGAGTAAATCATGGCAAACGCCATTTATCCGAAGTACAAGGAAGTCATCCTTGGCGCGGCCACCAACACTAACCTGCTTACCGGCACGGTCAAGGTTGCGCTGGTTGATACTGGAACGTACACCTACAACGCAGCGGACCAGTTCCTGACTTCGTTGACGGGTGTTGTGGGAACGGCCCAAACGATTGGCGCTACCAAGTCTGTGACCAACGGCGTGTTTGATGGGGCCGATGTGACCTACACCTCTGTAACGGGTGCAAGTGTTGAGGCATTGGTGATCTATGTGGACACCGGTTCTGCTGCTACTTCTCCGCTGGTGGCGTACATCGATACTGGTGTGACGGGTCTTCCTGTGACCCCGAACGGCGGCAACATCACGGTTACTTGGAACGCCAGCGGCATCTTTGCGCTGTAAGCCATGACGGCTCTGTACCACGCTTATTCCCAGACGGTTGCGGATGGGACAGCGACATCTGTCGTTCGTCCTAGCGACTGGAATTCCGCCCACGTTCAAGGCCAGACAATCTCTGGTAATACGGCGGGGTTTTCGTCTTTTACGGGGACGAACATCGTCCTCCAGGGTGGCAATAACGTCACGCTGAGTGCGGCGACTGCGGCGGGTGCAGCAACAATCATCATCAGCGGGGCGAACACTGTCGCGCAGACGGTACAGACCCAAGCGTCAGGTGCGATAGCCGGGACCGGGTTTACCTCCACGACGACAGCGGGAACCGCTGTTACGGCAACGATGGGGACAAACGGCCTGTCAATGGCCGTCCCTGCGTTCATCACGACCTTTGCAAATGACCTAACTTCAGGTCGAGCAGGGACCGGCTTTACGAGCACTACGACGGCTGGTACAGCGATTGTTGCCACCCAAGGGACCAACGGCCTTTCAATGGCTGTTCCGGCCTACATCACCACCTTCGTCAATGATTTGACCTCTGGACGGGCTGGGACGGGATTCACTTCGACAACAACAGCAGGAACAGCAATTACTGCTGCGCTGGGCACCAATGGCCTTTCCATGGCCGTCCCTGCGTTTATAACAACCTACGTTGGGCAAACAACCCAGACTCAGCCAGCAGGCAACATCGCTGGGGCGGGGTACACCAGCACCACACAAGCCGGGTCTACGGTAGGCATCACGCAGAACAGCAACGGGCTGTCTGCTGCTTGGCCTGCGTTTATCACCACAGCTACGCAGTCCGTTCAAACGCAAGCCTCTGGCGCGATAGCTGGTACTGGCTTCACCTCGACCACCACGGCTGGTACGGCGATCACTGCTGCGCTAGGGACTAACGGACTGTCAATGGCAGTCCCGCAGTACATAACGACCTTCGTTAACGACCTGACGTCAGGCCGAGCCGGGACAGGCTTCACCAGCACAACCACGGCGGGTACGGCCATCGTCGCCACGCAAGACACAAATGGCCTCTCAATGGCGGTGCCTGCGTACATCACGACTTACGTTAACGACCTGACCTCGGGTCGGGCGGGTACGGGAACCACGTTAGCAACAACCAACATCAACGCTACATTGAGCGCGAACACCAACGGGGTGGCGCTGTCTATGAGTGTTCCAGATGTGGACTTTAATGCGTGGAACCTGCTGGGCAATACCTCCGGAACCACTGCTACCACGGTCACTACGCAAGGGGCGCTGTATTTTCACGGTGGCAACAACATCACCTTGAGCGGGAACTCCAACACCATCGTCATTTCTGCTGGTGCAGGTGGTGGTACAACCAACCAGACGGGGCCAAACATCGCTGTTGTAGGCTCGACCATCACATCCGGCACGGTAGTCTTTAGCAACTCCAACGGCGTAAGTTTTGGCCTCAACGGCAGTACGTTGACGGCTTCAGTTCTGCCAAACCCTGTGCGTGACGGCTGGGCTCCGTATAGTGACC